TGCTCATAAATCTGCGCCCAGCGTGACGCTGGATCCTTATACGCTCCCGTGCTTGCGCACTCTCTTCAGCATAATCCATAGTCTGCTATCGTTCACGGCGCTATATTTATAACTGTAACTTACTGACAAGAGGTGAATTTTATGGAATACGGGCTGCCGTATCTTAAAAGAAAACTGGATGCAAAGCGGCTGAGGGTTCTCACCCGCTACGCTTACTACGATATGAAAGTCTCAGTCAGCGAGCTGAGCAGCATACTTCCGAAGGAGTTCGGCTGGCTCGCTTATTCGCTCGGCTGGTGTGCGAAGGCTGTTGACAGCGTTGCAGACCGTATCGTATTCGACAAGTTCAGCAATGATGACTTCGGGCTGAACGAGATCTACAAGCTGAACAACTCTGATGTTCTTCTGGACGACTCTGTGCTGTCGGCACTGATCTCGGCTTGCAGTTTCATATACATCGGACAGGACGAGACCGGTTATCCTACAATGCAGGTCATTGACGGCAGCAACGCTACCGGCACGATTGATCCGGTTACGAAGATGCTCACGGAGGGCTATGCCGTTCTTGAACGTGATGAGTACAGCCAAGCTCCTATTCTGGAAGCCTACTTCCGTCCGTATCAGACTGACTACTACGTTAAGGGCAGGCTTGACGAGAGTATGACGTTTGTTCACGAGGCTCCCTACGCTCTGCTCGCCCCGATCATCAACAGACCAGATGCAAAACGCCCATTCGGTCACAGTCGTATCAGCCGCACCTGTATGCACATCACTCAGGCTGTTCTCAGGACATTCAGGCGTATGGACGTATCCGCAGAGTTTTACAGCTTCCCTCAGAAGTATATCCTCGGACTGTCGGACGATGCTGAGTTCAACAACCGTGCTGCAACGATGTCGTCATTCCTCAACATCGGCAAGGACGAGGAGGGAGATAAGCCCACAGTAGGACAGTTTCAGCAGCAAAGTATGGCACCCTATGCGGAGCAGCTCAAATCCTACGCTTCTGTGTTCGCCGGTGAGACTGGTCTGACACTTGACGATCTCGGCTTCACTACTGACAACCCTGCAAGCTATGATGCTATCAGGGCATCGCACGAATCGCTCAGACTTACTTCACGCAAGGCACAGAGGACTATCGGTGTGGGGTATCTCAACGCCGGTTACCTTGCCGCCTGTGTCCGTGACAATTTCGAGTATGACCGCAGAGCGTTTGCAAATACCGTCCCTGAGTGGCTGCCGATATTTGAGCCTGATGCTGCCGCTCTTGGTGCTGCCGGTGACGCTATCCTCAAGGTCAATCAGGCTGTACCCGGCTTCATCGGCAACGGCAATATCCGCCGTCTGACAGGATTGGAGAGCGACAATGACGGACTATAAGCAGCTCCGGGAGGCTATCGACAAAAAGCTCAGCACCGACCCGGAGTTCCGCACGATCGTGAAGCACATAAACGGCGGCAGAGCAACGTTCATCGACACTGAGCGCTATGCCCAGATAACCGCCCATGCTGTCAGCAGGGAGCTTTCGGCGGAAGTCCTCGATCTGAGCGACCGTGAGGGCATCACCACCCAGATACTCCGTGACAGCTACGAGGACATCAATGCTACCTGCGCCCGTGTCCAGAGAGCTATGGACGAAAAAGCCGGTATCCATATCCGTCCTCAGCAGGAGAATTTTCCAGCGGAGCGTGTGCAGCAGTTCACTCACTCCCTCGTTGATCCGACCGTTGAGGACAGCGTTATCAAGCGCCGTGCAAGAGCCGGAAGTGATACGATAGTCAAGTCCGCACACGACGACTTCATCAGGAAAAACGCCACGTTCCGGAACGATGCAGGGCTGACCTGTTACATCATCCGTGAGGGCACGAACTGCTGCGAGTGGTGCAGCAGCGTTGCCGGTAAGTACAGCTTCGGCACTCAGCCGGACGGCATCTTCCGTCGCCACGATAACTGCGACTGCACGATCATTTATGACGGGCAAGTGCTCCGGGGCAAGAGGAATGCGGACGGTTCACGCTCAAAGACGTGGGAGGAAGTCCCGGACGCTGCCAGCAGCTACAACCCGACCGTCCTCTCGCCGGAGGAAGCCGAAAGATTGCAGGCTAAAAATCAGCCGAAAATCTTGACAAATAGCGTGAATGGTGGTAAACTAAGAGTAAGCGGAGCAACAAGCGGTGCGTTAAACCCTGACAGTGATCGTGCAAATAAGCACGCTGAGCAATATTACGAATCTGTCAGAAAAATGCAGACTGATGTTAAGCATATTGCTGAGAATACTGGTTATTCAGAAGATACTATCCAGTCAATAAAGGACTTTATCTTCAATGAAAAACACGATTTAGGCGATAGATATGATTACTTCGACCCTGATTACAAAATGGCTCAATCGTGGCAAAGACTGATTGACGGCAAAAATATTCTCCCCCACGATCTTACTTTGATAAAGCACGAAGAAATGGAAAAAGAACTAATGAGCCGTGGATATTCACAGGCAGAAGCACATTTAATAACCACAAAAAAGTATAATTACGAAAAGGAGGCTCGTGAATACTATGATAAAATTAACAGGAATAGCAAGGAATAATAATCATATTACTTGCACAGCGTATTTGGAAGATAGCGAACAAGGAATGAGCCTATCTTTTAATGAAAAAACTTCAGACTTTGAGGATTGCGTTTTACCACAGGGGTATGAGTGGTGCATTTCTCATATCAACCACGCAAAAAAATATCTTAAATCTCTGATAGGTAAAAATATATCTGCAACGGAAAAATTAATAATGTGGTATTAAAACCAAACCGTCTAAGTAATTAGGCGGTTTTCTTTATACCCTTACAAGCATTTGCAACCAGTTTGAAACTAAGTTGCAAGTGCTATTTTTATACCCTCACGGAGGTGGTTTATGGCAAAGACTAACCTGAGACCGGATCACAACGGCACCCAGCGAGCGCAGTTCGAGAGCAACAAAAAGAAGATCTATGCAACGCAGCGCGTGTGCGGCATCTGCGGCAAGCCGGTTGATTTCGGCTTCAAGTTTCCTCACCCTCTGAGCCCGACCATAGATCACATCATTCCGGTAGCAAAGGGCGGTCATCCCTCTGATATGAGTAATCTTCAGCTCGCACACTTCACCTGCAACCGGCAGAAGTCCGACAAGATAAAACCCGGTCAGGATTTCTCGACCGGGAATGAGGTGATCTCGAACAGAGTGCTGCCGCTGACATTTGACTGGAAGAATATGTAGCGATATGAGCGAAAAAAGAACAGGCAGACAGACTCCGACAATATCTGTGGTCTGCCCTTATATTCAGTCCCTCGGTGATGAGGCAGTCGAGATCTACAACAGATCCAAGCGGAAAGCGCAGCCGTGGCAGGAGCTTATGCTCGAAGATATTATGGCTGTGAACGAGGACGGAACCTTTCGACATATGAAGTTCGGCTGGTCTGTTCCAAGACGTAACGGCAAGTCCGAGATACTGATTATGCGCGCTGTCTGGGGTGTTACCCACAACAGACGTGTTCTCTATACAGCTCACAGAACCACTACATCAAGCAATGCGTGGAGCAAATGCTGTGACCGACTGTCTGAGGCAGGCTACAAAGAGGGCGTTGACTACAAGACTACCAAGAAATACGGTCTTGAAACTATCGAATGGCTCAAAGACGGCAGTACAGCGGTCATAAATTTCCGCACAAGGTCAAGCAAAGGCGGTCTCGGTGAGGGCTATGATGATCTTATCCTCGATGAGGCTCAGGAGTATACCACAGATCAGGAGAGTGCTCTCAAATACGTTGTCACTGACAGTCAGAACCCTCAGACGCTTATGTGCGGCACTCCACCGACTGCTGTATCTTCCGGTACAGTATTCCTGAACTACCGCAAGAACACCTTGAACGGCAAGAACGAAGATGCCGGCTGGGCTGAATGGTCCGTCCCGACACTCACTGACGCCCACGATCCTGAGCTTTGGTATGAGACAAATCCTTCACTGGGATATATTCTCAGCGAACGTACTATCAAGGATGAGCTGGGCGATGAAAACGACAAGGTCGATGACAATATCCAGCGTCTCGGACTGTGGCTCACTTACAGCCAGAAGTCGGCTATCAGCCGCAGGGAATGGGACGAATACAAGATAGATAAGCCGGAGCTGAAAACTCCGGTCAGACTTTTCTTCGGCGTCAAGTACGCAAAGGTCACATCGAATGTGTCTCTGTCTGTGGCAGTCAAGCTGCCTGACGGTAAAATTTTCATTGAGGCTATCGACTGCCGACCTGTCCGGGACGGCAATGCGTGGATAATCGACTATCTGCGCAGTTCCCGCGCCGCAAAGGTGGTCATAGACGGCGCCGGTAATCAGGACATTCTTGTCAGCGATATGAAAAACGCAGGCGTTAAGTGCAAAGCGCTGCTTCCTAAGTTGTCTGAGGTCATCGAGGCTAATGCACTGTTTGAGAAGAAGCTGTTTGAGGGCAGTATCTGCCACTCAGGACAACCCTCTCTTACACAGGCAGTGTCCAATTCGGAACACAGAGCGATAGGCAGCTCCGGCGGCTATGGCTATGCGTCACTTATGGAGGGTATTGACATAACGCTGCTCGAATCGACGTCACTGGCACACTGGATATGTTCGACTTCAAAGGAAGTAAAAAAGCAGCATATCTGCTACTAAGGAGGAAATATGGATAATTCAATGCTTGAAAAGATAAACCGCTTCACTCGCAGACCGTTTGCCGAAAATGAGGTCTATGCTTTTCCGGTCCACCTCTGCGACAATGATATTGACAGGGATCAGGAACGTTTTTCTGACGAAGCACTGCTCTCTATGAGCAAGCTGTTTGTCGGAAAGACCGGCATATTCGACCACGATCCTCGCACCGGCAACCAGACTGCCCGTGTGTTCGACGCTGAGGTAGTCATCGAGCCGAGCAAGCTCACAAAGGACGGGCGTGTCTATAAATGGCTCAAAGGTTTGGCTTACATAGTCCGTACCGACAATAATAAGGATCTCATCACTGAGATAGACGCTGGTATCAAAAAGGAAGTCAGCGTAAGCTGCTCTGCAAATAAGAGAATATGCTCAGTATGCGGTTGTGACAGACGTATTACACAGTGTGAACATCACAAGGGACAGGACGGCTGCCACGTTATCCTTGACGACATCACAGATGTCTATGAATGGAGCTTTGTTGCTGTTCCGGCACAGATAAATGCCGGAGTTACAAAGAAATATATTCCCGAAAAGGAGGAAAAATCAATGGGAACAGAATTCAAACCTATCACCACTCAGGCTGAGTTTGATGCAGCTGTAAAGAACGCAGTTGAAGCAGCTGTTGCAGAGACTGTCAAGAAGTATGAGGGCTGGCTCTCACCTGAAGCTGCTGCTGCACTCGCTCAGGAGCGTGACGACAGCAGGGCTGCGGTCGATGCTCTCAGCACTGAGAACAAGTCCTATAAGCTCTCCGCTATGAAGATGAAGGCAGCAAACGAAAAGGGCATTCCCTTCGAGCTTGCTGAAAAGCTCTCCGGCGAGACCGAGGATGAGATCAACAAGGACGCTGATACCTTTGCAAAGTATTTCACAGCGCCCAAGCATCAGCCCACACCCAGATACTCCGGAGAAGGAGCATTCACAGATTCCAAGAACTCCGCAGCGCTCGAAATGCTGCGTGAGATCAATAACAACTGAGGAGGAATAATACTATGGGAAACAAAACTACTACCGGAACCCTTTTCAAGCCTGAGCTTGTAAAAGACCTTTTCAATAAGGTCAAGGGCAAATCCACGCTTGCAAAGCTCTGCGGCGGTGATCCTATGCCCTTTGCAGGCATCGACGTAATGACATTCTCTATGGACGGCGAGGCTGCTATCGTTGGCGAGGGCGCTCAGAAGCCTGCCGGTGATTCTTCGACAGGCTCTGTTACTATCAAGCCTATCAAGTTCGTTTATCAGCACAGAGTTACCGAGGAATTCCTCAAGATGACCGAGGAAAAGCAGCTCCCCATTCTTCAGGCATTCAATGACGGCTTTGCAAAGAAGATCGCAAGAGGCTTCGACATCGCTGCATTTCACGGTGTAAACCCTGCTACTAACGTAGCTTCAAGCATCGTAGGCGATAATTGCTTCGACAGCACTGTCACAAACATTGTCACCTACAATCCTTCAACACCTGACGATAACATCGACAGCGCTGTTGCACCTATCCAGCTCGCTGAAAGAGATGTAACCGGTATCGCTATGGCTCCGGCATTCGGCTCTGCTCTCGGTGCTATGAAAATGGCTGACTCTCACGCACCTATGTACCCTGAATTCCGCTACGGCGCAAATCCCGGAAACTTCGGCGGTATGACAGCCGACATCAACGGCACAGTCTCCTTCGGCAGCAGCCTTGACAGAGCTATTGTCGGTGACTTCGCAAATGCGTTCAAGTGGGGCTATGCTCAGAGCGTGACATTCGAGATCATTCCTTACGGTGATCCTGACGGTCAGGGCGACCTCAAACGCACAAATGAGATCGTACTCAGATCCGAGTGCTATGTCGGCTGGGGAATTCTCGATGCCGCTTCATTCGCTCGTGTTGTGGCAACAAACCCCTGACAAGTCTCACCGTAGCAGCCGAAGACGGTGAGACGGATGTGTTCGGCACACAGGTCAGTGACCTCCAGACGGGTGTAACCGTCGCTAATGGTGTTATCACAGGCACTCTCAAATACTACAATGACACATCAAAGGCTCTCGTGAAGGATTGGGGCGCAGGAAACTTCCTTGCTGTCAAGTTCACAAATATCGACGCTGATTCCACATCGGTAATGGTAGGACTTGAACCCTCAGCAGGCAGCGAACTTGTTGAACTCATAGACGATCCCGACAAGAACGGCGTGTTCAAGATCACGGATAAGAACACCCAGAAGCTCAAAGTAGTTCAGAGTACAAAGCGCGCTGACGGCAGCACCTACATCAACACGCAGCTCTATGACCTCTCCGGTCTGACCTGCAATAACGCATAAGGAGTGGTCGTATGGTCTATCACAACAGGATAGTCAGCAGAACCGAAAAGCCCTCGCCTGAAAAGGCTGAGGGCAATGCTCCGGCTGAGAAGGAGGCTGACAATGGGAACAGTTTACGCAAGCGTAAGCGACATAACGGCGCTGGGGATAAGTCTGACGGCACAGCAGACAGCAGCAGCGGAAGTCCTGCTTGAACAGGCATCAGCTAAGCTGCGTACTGTCGGCAGAAAATACGGCAAAGAGATCGACATTATGATAGCCGACCCCGTTAGCGGTGAAGATACCGGACTTACGGTTAAGAATGTCATCGTTCAGGCTGTGATAAGGGCGTTGAATTCTATTGATAACGATGCTCCGGCTGCCTCAGCGCTGACACAGTCCGGTCTGGGTTACAGCGCAACAATGACCTATTTCAACGCCGGACAGTCACTGTATTTCCTTAAAAGCGAACTGAAAGACCTCGGACTTATGCGCCAGACCTACGGTGCTGTGGAGGTATATAACTATGGCTCAGCTGATTAAAGGATCAGACATACTGCTTTATGACGGCAGTATATCTGAAACGGTACATAATGTGCTTATCGGTGAGCCCTCCGCAGACGGAAAGAGCTACACGCTCGGTATTCCCAAAGGAGACCAGCACATCTGGACTGACCGGAAGATAGGATTTTTCGGAAGGATATTCCGGACCGTTGGGCTCCCTGCAAACGGCATCGAGGCAAATATACCTCTCGCGTGGGGGCAGAATGTCCGTGCTGAATATGCAGTGATAACCGGAAAATGCACAGTTTATGCGAAGAATACATACTCTCGACACGTCTTTGATGACGTGTTTTTTTATGACGGCAGAGGCGAAAAGACCTCAAAGACCGGTGCAGTTCCGACCGAAGACGTTACCGTGAAAATTTACAGTTTTGCACACAACGGCAGCTATATCCCAAAGCCCGGCGATATTATCGTAAACGGCGAGTGCAGCGTTGTATTCGACGCCTCCTCTGAGCAGGCTGTATCTGAAAGTATGGCTGAGCTCAGACGTGCAGCCGGGGATATAGCTGTGATAAGCAGCGTTAGAAATACGATGAACGGTCTTCTGCCGGACATAGACATCACAGGAAGGTGATAGAATGAACGTCAGACTGCAATGGGATAAGACATCAATAAGCAGACGCAGAATGCGCTTCAAGGCGGCTCAGAACTATGTTGACTCCGAGTGCCTGCGCCTTATGCTGTATTATGTTCCGGTTGGACTCAGACGTTTCCGGAATTCCGGAGCGCTCCGGGACTCCGGGCGTGTATCCTCTCCCGGTGTGATCATCTTTACAGATCCGTGGGCGCGTTCAAACTATTACAATCTGAAAAAAAGGAATTTCAGGAACGGCGGAAACCCAAATGCTACCGCACTATGGTTCGAGACTATGAAAGCAAGACACAAGGAGTTTATACTCCGTGGGGCTGCGGCAATTGCAGGAGGTAAAAATTGAACATAATCGAAAAAGTAAGAGCCATACTCGAGAGCTTCCCGAAGATCTCCGAAGTATGCAACTCCATACACATTGATTTTGCCGATCCTGAGCCGACAAGCTACGGTCTCAGCTCGACCGGCGACCAGCTTATCAGTGAGGACGTTCTCGGTAATCAGCGCCGACAGCACAGTTTCTTGCTTTACACAACGTACAGCAGCATCAACGACTATGAACGGCTGAACAACAGCACGGCACTTACAGAGCTGAGTGTATGGCTGCACGACCAGACCGGCGCAGAGGTTGAAACCGTTATCGGTTCAGGTACCTGCACTGGTACTCTCGAAAAGCTCACAGCGTCCAATGGTATGCTATACAACATACCGCAGGAGAACGAGCTTGACGGTGTGCAGTATCAGCTGACAATAGTCGCCGAATACACAGTAAGGAGGTAGTCTATGCCCAACGATGAAGAGATCATAGAACAGACCGAAACCACTGAGCCGCTGCGCTCAGGCGGGGATAATAATGAAAACGAACAGGAGGAAAATGATATGCCCGATACACCTAATCCGCTCGGAAAACTTCCGAGAAGTGCGCTCCTGCACTATCTTGCAACAAACTTTGACTTTACACAGGCAACACCGACAGCAGCAACGTCTGCTGATTGGTATATCATCGGTAAAGATGTCGAGGATATGTCCGTCGCAATGAACGCTGACACCTCAGTAGTCAAGAACATACTTGACGAAAGCAGTGTTCAGGACAACGGCTATGCTCCGTCTGTTGACGTGGATACATACTATGCCAACCCGACAGACGGTGCGATCTATACACACCTCAAGGACATTATGATGAACCGTAAGACCGGTGATGCTTGCAGAACGTATCTCCTTGAAGTCCTTGTAGATACAGACGGCAGCACACACGATGCGTGGGTTGAAGAGGTAATCGTTAAGCCCACATCATACGGCGGCGCTCCCGGCGGCGTGAGAATTCCTTACACGATCTCATTTGCCGGAAACCGTCAGAAGGGTACTGTAACATTCAGCGGCAAAGTACCTACATTCGCAGTAAGCGCATAACAGGAGGGAGAACAAATGAAGTCTATCAAATTCGATGAAGGCTACAAGGAGTATGCTATTAATGATGATCCGTCAAGAGTTATCAGGATCAGAGTCGCTGACATCGGTCTGCTTGACCGCGTGAAGAAAGCATCTGCTGATATGGAAAAGCTCTTTGCGAAGTATAAGAACGCTCCTGATCTTGATGAAATGTCGGCATTTGACAAGGAATTCCGTGAGCTGCTCAATACAGCATTCGGCAGCGACATCTGCACTCCTGTTTTTGGAAATTCGAGCGTAATGTCGCTCACAAGCAGCGGAAACTACCTCTTTTCTGAGTTTATGAATGCTTTCCTGCCGGTTCTCGAAGCCGATATAAAGGCGGCGGTAATGACTCAGAAGATCAATGCTCCCGAGATCAGACCGGAAGTCAAGAAGTATGTTGATGCTCCGACAGTAAAGCCACTTGCAGGACTTGCTAAGCCTTACGGTGAGCAGCTCCCTGATGTAAGCGGACTTTCAGAAGAGCAGAAAAAGGCTCTTCTTGCACAGCTTTTATCGTGATAGGCTCACTCCCGGAGGAGCTGGAGGTCGGCGGACAGGCTATCCCCATTAACGCCGACTTCCGGAATATCCTCACGATATTTGCTGCGTATAATGACACAAATCTGACCGAGCAGGAGAAAGTATATATTACCCTTGCCCGGCTGTATGGAGGCGAACTGCCGTACTATTACATTCAGGAAGCCTACGAAAAAGCCGTGTGGTTTATGAACGGCGGTAATACCATATCTATGACTAAGCCGGAAGAGGTGCAGATACTCGACTGGGAACACGATGAGGGCATTATTATGCCTGCTGTCAGCAAGACTATCGGCGTTCCTGATGTGCGCGGCATCCCATTCCTGCATTGGTGGACGTTCCTCGGTGCTTTCGGCGAGATCGGCGAGGGACTGTTTTCCACAGTCATCGACCTGCGGCAGAAAAAAGCCAAAGGTAAGAAGTTAAGCAAAACAGAACTTGAATTCTGGCGCAAAAACAAAGATCTCTGTAAGCTGGTAACAGCCGAAGAACAGGCTGCTATTGACGAGACAGAGGCGTTTTTAAAAACTATAATATGAGAAAATTCGTATGCCGCCGGTGCGGACGGCTGCTGTTTACCGGGAAATTCACCGGTATTATAAGCATTGTCTGCCGCCGGTGCAAGACTAAGAATATATTTATCGAGTAGCTTCACAGCGTACCCAGAGTACCCGAAGCTCCGGAGAGGAGTGAGGGACTATGGCTGTTGACGGCAGCTTGAATTTTGATACCCAAATTGATAGTAAAGGCTTTGATAAGGGTATAAAGAACATTGATAACTCGGTCGATGCTCTTAAAGGACAGCTCAAAGACTTTGCAAAGGTAGCTGTTGCAGCGTTCAGCACAAAGCAGTTAGTGTCCTTCGGCAAGTCCGCCGTAGAGGCTGCTGCATCTGTAAACGCATCAAATGCGGCGCTGACTCAGACTTTCAAGGGCTTTGAGTCAGCCGCCCTTGATGCAATGGGGCGTGTAGCTGATGCGAGCGGTATCCTGCGTACACGCTTGCAGGGCGTAGGCACTCAGATATATGCGTTCGCTAAAACGTCCGGAATGGACAGCGTGCAGGCTCTCAACACTATGGAGGAGGCTTTGCAGGTCGCTGCGGACTCTGCGGCATATTATGACAGAAGCCTTGAAGATACCTCTGCATCGTTGATGTCGTTCCTCAAGGGCAACTACGCGAACGATGCGGCGCTCGGTCTATCCGCTACGGAATACACGCGAAACGCCGCTGCTATGAAGCTGTATGGTAAGTCTTTCAAGGACTTATCAGAAGCACAGAAGCAAGTCACGCTCCTGCAAATGGTGAAAGATGCGAACGCTCTTTCCGGTGCTGAGGGACAGGCAGCTCGTGAGGCTGACGGCTGGGAAAACGTCATCGGCAACCTCAAAGAGTCGTGGCGGCAGCTCCTTGCAGTGATCGGGCAGCCTATCCTTAAAACGGTGACAGGCTGGGTGATCGAGCTTACCGAGGCACTGACCTTCCTGACTCAGAAAGCGCAGATAGCTTTTAACACGCTCGCAAAGGTATTCGGACAGGAAGCCGATACCGCAGCCGATACCACACAGAGCATAACTCAGAGCGTAACAGCTCAGCAAGACCTCACGGAAGCGGTAGAAGAGACAGAGGAAGCGCAGAAGAGCAACCTTGCAGGCTTTGATAAAATGAACATCATTGCCTCGAAAACCGCTGATAAAAACAAGAAGTCCGGAGCTGGGAACGCTGCTGCCGGTACGATAACACCGAGCGTCAAAATCAAGGACAACACCAAAGAGACAAGCAAGAATCTCGAAAAGTTCCTGAAAGAAACAAAGAAAGGCTTTGAGGGACTCGAAAAGTACATCAGTAAGAACTTCGGACCGTCTTTCAAGAAAGTTTGGGGCGAGCTTAGTCCTCAAGTCAGCCGCTTCGGCTTGAATATGGGGCAGGTGTTCAGCGATATCAAGTCCCTCGGACCGCCTTTGCTCGAATATCTTAACGGCGATTTTACAACGTTCTTGCAGACATTCATCGAGACAAGCGGACATATCATCGCCGGTCTATTCGACAGCTTCAATACCTGTTTCTCGGACATCTGGAATGTCGCTGTATTCCCGATACTGAAGAACTTTGTCACAACCGGCTTACCGCTTATCACGCAGTTCGCAACAGAAGTCACAAAGACGCTCGGAACCCTCTTCGATGAGCAGAAAAAGAACTTTGACACGCTCTGGAAAGTCGTAGCTGTCCCCAGCTTAAACGGCATTGCTACGGTCTGGACGGACACGATGAACATTCTCAAAGAGAAGTGGGATACGTACGGCGCTATTATCTTTGGAAAGTTCCGTGAAGCGATACAGACAACCGGAAATGTATTCCGGAACGTATTCAATACGATATTCGCGCCGGTCTTCGACTCGCTATTCAAGGCTCTTGATAATCTATGGGAAGGCCACGCAAAGCCTCTTCTCGATAACTTCATCGACTTTGCCGCAGAGCTTGGTATACTTGCGCTTGACATTTACAACAAATTCATCGGACCTGTCGTGAACTGGTTCGTCAATACGTTTGGACCGCCTATCTCAAAGGCGCTTTCAACGGTCGCTGAGAACGCTGTCAAGCACATCGGCGATATACTCGATGTATTCAATAATTTGTTTACCCTACTGAAAGATGTTTTGAATTTTGTCAAGGACGTCTTCAAGGGTGACTGGGAAGCAGCCTGGGGTGATATAAAGAAGATCTTCGAGGACTTCTGGAACTTAGTCGTTTCTATCGTGAAAGTTCCGCTGAATTCCGTTATTCGCCTGATAAACAGCTTCTTGCAGGGCATTGCAGACGGAATTCAGCTCATCATCAACGGCTTGAACAAAATCAAAGTCGAAATACCCGACTGGGTTCCGGGCGTTGGCGGAAAAGAATTTGGAATTCATCTCGGCGATGTTGAGTTCAAGAAGATACCGGAGCTTGCCACAGGTACGGTTATACCGGCGAACTATGGCAGGTTCCTCGCTATGCTTGGTGATAATAAGAGAGAGACTGAGGTCGTATCTCCGCTATCTACCATAGAGCAGGCTGTCAGAAATGCTATGGCAGGCACCAACAAAGAGCAGACAATACACGTCCACGTTATGCTTGACGGTCGTGAGATCGGGCGTGTAGCTGTAAAGGCTGTCGATGATAACAACCGCCGGAAAGGAGCGTAAATGAGCAGACTAATTCCTATCAAGACTATCAACGGCACAAATATGGCTGCGAAGCTCCAGCCGACTCAGGGCGGCTATAACGTCACGAAAGCAGACCTCTATTCTGATGCTACGAGCCGCTCTGCGGAAACCGGTGTGATGATACCGCACCTTATCCGCAGAGATGTGTATAGCATAGAGCTTGAATATGTCGGTACGGCGGCACAGATACACGAAATAGATCAGATAATTGCACCGACCGGCGGTGTTCGGCAGTATTCCGTCGAATTCCTCGATGATAGCAGCTATGTGACTAAGACGATGTATCCCTCAGACCGCAGCAAGCCGACAGATATCATTATTGACGGCGTTCCGCAAATGAGCCTTACCGTGACGCTCATTGAGCTGTGAGGTGTGAAATATGTATGAAGTAACACAATCCTACCGCACGGCAATGGACGGCGGCGCGATAGAGCACATCAAAGGTACTATCACATTCGCTTCCGGCGATACTCTCAGCATACCGGACGAAGCCAACGGTATTTATATCGAGGGTGATCCCCACACCGAGACGCGCTGCGTCGAGAGCGAGGACACTTTTATGTTCGGACAGCTGTATATCGGCTCGGTGGAGCTGACCATTCGGCTGCCGGGAGCTTCACAAAGTATGTTCACCGGCGCGGAGCTATCGCTTGATTTCGGCGTTGACGTTGCCGGCTCTGAGGAGACCGAATGGGTGCCGCTCGGAGTGTGGGACATAGCCTCTGCGGAGCGCGGCGCTGCTGACAAGTGGGACATTCGCGGGCTCGACCGGCTGAACCGTCTCCGCGGCGATTTCAACATTGACACGATCGGACGCTGTTTTCTGCGCTTCTCGATGCGCATCATTACTGAGCGCACCGGCGTTGAATTCGCGCAGACTCCCGAGCAGTTAGCGGCGCTCGCCGGCATATATCAGGAGAACTTTTTCGGCATCTACTACCCTCAGACCTACTGGGATGAAATTCAGATGATCGCGCAGATTATCGGCGGCTTCGGCTTTATCAACCGCTCCGGACAGATAGAGTTCCGGAAATTCGGCAGCACTCCGGTGCTCTCGATACACGCCGACCGCCGCCACAACATCAAGCTCGCGGAGCGTCCCTTTTCTATCGACGGCATAAGGTACACCGATCGCTACGGTCAGAGCGCGGAAGTCCACCGCGATGAAACACTAACAAAAGGCGTTGCTACGCTCGCATTTGCCGCAAACCGTTTCATGTCTGTCAGCAGCGAAAACTACGAGGACTGGTATCAGGCATATCTCAAACGTATCCTCAGCGGCTTGCAGGGGTTGGAGTGGTATGCAGGAGAGGTTGATTACTACGGCGATCCGGCGCTTGACCTCGGCGATATGGTCGCGCTCGAAGCCGGTGCTGTCGGAGAAACGCCGGTGAACTTCCTTATCACCGGTATATCGTGGAGCTTCCGCGGCGCTCAGACTCTTATCTCTGCCGGTCTGCCGGACATCAACACGCTCGGCTCGGACGGTTCATACAGCTTGACGAGCAGCAGTTCCGGGAGCAGCTCCGGCGGAGTCGTGGAGATCAATCAGATCACCCAGACAATGACTCTGCGGAATGTTTTCCTCGATACTTTCACGCCAGAGCTCACCGGCAGCCGTGAGATCATAGCTCGCGGCGGCTTTGCGGTCAAAGAGGCTATCGAGGGCTGGGTGAATATCGGAATAGTGCTGCTCCCGACCGCCGACAGCACCGGCAAGCTGACTGTACTGCTCGACGAGATAGCACAGGTGTATCAGCCGGTCTACACGCTGAAAACCGGAGAATATATGTCAATACACTGCGATGTACCTATATCACCGGACGCCGGCAAGCATACCGTCCGCATCGTGGCGAGCGGCAAGGCTCAGATCACCGACATCACCGCGACGGTCTGGGGACAGGACATCAAGGCTCACCCGGCGGACTATACGTTTTCGGACGACTACACTTACACCATTTCTGCCGGCAAGGCGACCGTCACAGGCTATCACGGCGAGAGCCTTGCGCCCGAAATACCGGACATTTTCGAGGACGCAAAGACCACTATCATCGGCAATACGGCGTTCACAGGATCGGAAATTACAACAGTAAAAATTCCGGAAGGAGTGATTGAAATATTATGACCAGCGATACCGCTGCTTTCCACGTTGGCGCTTGTTTCACTCGCTCACTCTCTGCGAAATGCCGCTCTGCTTTCGCTCACAGCACTTTTTTCAAGGAGGTAAAATAAATATGACTGGATCAGGAACACAGGCGGATCCGTTTATCATATCGAACTGGCCAGACCTCTGCACTGCCGTCGGAACGTCCGGCGCTTACGTCGAATTCCCGAAGCAGCTTGTCCGCACATCGGACACCGCCATTCAGGCTGGCAAACTGTATGTAGATAGCAATGGCGATGCTATCGCAAATCCGAAAACGTCCGAGATATCGAGCTATTATGAGAACTCATTTACCATTGATTTTAATGATATTGCACCATACGGCTATGACTCGGCAAATCCAGTATCGCTGACCTGCGTCAGTATCAATGCCCGTGGCGGCGTGATCAAAAATTTGCATCTTACAGGCGAGAATTCTTACGATCACTGCTTATTTTATTATGAAAACTATTACGATCAGCCCTGTACAGTATCAAATCTTGCAATGATAAACGTGCTGTCTGAAGATGCAGACGTTTTCCTTCTGCGATATGATATATGGGGCAACGTTCTCCGGGGCTGCCATTTCAGCGGCAGGCTGAAAGGAAAATCAACTATCGTCAATTTTCATAAGAAAAACGGCACACACCTCAGTGCTGTCAGCTGCGGCTTTAATCTTGAGCTATCCGATGACGCGAACTGGTGCACCAAGGATTACCCTCACTATTCACAGATAGGCAGGTTCGAGCTAATCGGCGCGACGACGGCTACACAGCTTATCACCGGTACTGGCAACTACATCACCGGCAAGCTCGATAGTGGCAGTATCGCCATATCCTCGGGCGAGGAAGCAAGCATCTATGACATTGAAGTCCCCAGCATCACCGGCTCTAACAGCAACCATACCCTTGCCAACAGCGATAAGTGTTCAAGCATCAGTTCCGGTATCACGGCGGCGACTACCGCCCAGCTCAAGGACGCTGACTGGCTCAGGGCGCAGAGATTCCCGATACAGTCGTAAGGCGGTGGTAATATGGCTTGGATAATTCAGGACGGTGAGCTGATCAATGATGCGGCAGTAGGGTTACCGCAGAAGCCTTTTGTCGGCGACTCGCCCTACACAATGTGGAGGATAAGCGAGGACGTCAACGGCGGTATGCCCTATATACCGCTGATGATAGGGCTGCCGGTCTCGCCTAAGACCGGGGCGTTTATGAATTGTGCAAATCTCAGCTATGTGGAGATACCGCGAAGCTGTAAGTATATCGGGCGGTTTGCCTTCGCCGGAACTGCACTGAGAAAGGTGAAAATAGCCGCCGACTGCACCTACTACGACACGTCCTTCCCGGAGGGCTGCGAGATAGAGCACTACGGCGGCGGAGGTCAGTGGGGACAGCTGCTGGACGGTGACGGCTATGCAGTTGTTGACGGAGACGGCGCAAGAATTTATATCGAGGAGGAAAAAACTAATGGCTGATTTGATAAGAAAAATGCAGGAAGGTCACACAGTCGAGGACCTTGACACGGTGATAGACGAGGTCTACGAAGCCCGTGGCGAGTACGACAGCCTTGATGAAAGGCTTGACGATATGAGCTCGGGCACTCCGGCTCCTGCGAGCTCCACGCCCTCAATGGACGGCACAGGCTCAGCAGGAACGTCCGATCAGTATGCAAGAGCAGATCACGTACACCCGAGCGATACAAGCAAGCAGAACGCTCTTAGCTCAACACAGCTCGATGCTGTAAATTCAGGCATTGACAGCGAAAAAGTCGACCAAATCGAAACAAATAAAAACAATATTTCAACGCTTTATAAAACAAACGTTGTAAATTTAGTAAACATTGCCGACGCGACAACACCAAATACAGGTTATCAAGCAGATACTGCATTAAATCTTCCCGCGGGAGAGTATGTTGTATCGTATGAGCTAACAACAACAGGTAATTTTGCAGTCGGAATAACAATTAACGGTGCAGAAAGAGTGCTGGGTGACAGCAATCCACCATACAGCAATACAAAAATATCACATACCTTTACTGCAACAACAGGCGTAACACGTTTTAGGGCATATTTTAACGGCGGTGGTACGATTGCTAATATAATGATATGTAAAAAAGCGGCATATGACGCAGTGAGCGGCGAATATCAGCTATACGCTATGTCAAACGCCGAAATAACAGCGTGGATTTTATCGCAGACATAAATCAATAAAAAGGTAATTTCAAACGTTTACAGGGAGGTCAAAGCAATGGAAAGCAGCATAGTAGTATCAATTATCTCGGCAATAGCAACTATATCCGGTGTTGTTCTCAGCACCAAAGCAAGCAATAAGGAGATACAGCACAAACTTGAAACGCACCAAGCCGTAATTGATACCAAGATAGACAACCTGACGGCGGCAGTAAACAAGCACAATCATTTCGCTGAACGTATGCCAGTAGTCGAAGAACAAATCAAAGTCATCAACCATAGATTGGAGGACTTGGAACGTGAAAATCAAAGAGCGCATAGCTAAATTAATTGACGTGAAAACTCTGGTGACATTCACGCTGACCGGAGTTTTCGGTTATTTGTCTGTCAACGGCGATGTTGAGCCGGACATCTTCGTGACGATCTACACGACAGTGATCGGCTTTTATTTCGGCACTCAGGCTAATAAAGGAGGTTCAAAGCAATGAAATTATCATCACATTTCGACAGCTCGGAATTCGCCTGCAAATGCTGCGGAAAGACTATCCCTATGAGCAAGCTGCTTGTGGAGAGGCTCGAAAAAATGCGCAGCTATATGAAGGCTAAGGCTATCTACATCAACTCAGGATACCGATGCGCCAACAACCCCTACGGCTATAAGACCGACGCGCACAGACTCGGTATCGCTGCCGACATCAGAGTCCAGAAACAGGACGGCAGCTTCTATACCGCGCAGGACATAGCCGAGGTTGCTGAGCGCATCGGCTTCGGCGGCGTAGGACTTATGCTCCCGGACTCCTGCCACGTCGATACCAGGGACTCCGAAAGCTACTCGAATAAGCATTGGTTCGGCAACGAAACGACCGGCGAGAACTTCATCAAGACCTTCCAGCGCGGGACTAAGTTCCCCGGTGAAAATTCCGAACCTGACATCAAGGCAGTCCAGTCCGCTCTCAACGCTCACGGCTACGACTGCGGTGCTGCGGACGGCATCATCGGTCCCAAGACCACAGCGGCTATGTTCAGGGCACTAAGTGATATGTGGCTCAAATAGGCAGAAAAATCCCCCTCTGAGGTTATTCTTCGGAGGGGAGCTTTTTCTATTCAGCAGTTTTCGACAATGTGCAGCACATAAATTTGTTGCTTTGCTTAAAAATCAAAATTTTATGTTGTATCATAATACTGGTATGCAAAAAAATAACCGCCTGATGATCAGACGGTAGTTCTTTTTGTGTGTAAATTGTGTGTAAACAAGCTACATTATCCAATATTTCGTATATTTATATTAAATAATCATTAAATATGTAGCGCGTAGAACGGACTTTTTCCCAATTCTACGCGCCTTATTTTTTTAGATTTGCCGATATATCGGCTTAATTGTGTGTAAAAATGTGTGTAAACTACCTGCTCAACTTCCTCATTTCGTTGATTAATGTTGTTACATCTTGATGTATATACACATCTGCGGTAGTGGCATAGTTGGCATGGCCAATGATCTTCTGTAAGTTCTCAGGCTGGATCCCGGCTGCTGCGGAGATTGACGCGAATGTGTGCCGGGTAGCGTGAGGAGTAAGACCTTTGGGGTCAATTCCGGCTATCAATAAGGCTTCGTTGAACACGTCAGTTCTGAATCTTGCAGTAGTTAGAGGAAATAGGCGGCTATCTGATGCGGAAGCCATCCATTCATTTACGAATAGTTTGAGCTCAGGGATGTTCTGAGGGATAGGAACGATACGTTCCTTGCCTGCTTTGGTCTTTTCTCCTCCGACTATATACCCTTCTTTAATATGTACATCCTCAACTCGGAGCTTCACGATCTCACCAATACGGAAACCGGTATAGATCATAAAGAGAACAGCCTGAACTCTCTTATCATTTGAACAGCCCCACAGTTTCTCTCGCTCTTCTTTTGTGAAAATCCGTTTTTCCTTCTTCTCAAATTTTGGTACCTTTACAAATTCAGCATAATTTTTCTGAACTATATCATTTTCCATAGCAAACTTGCAAAGCATTACAGCCATTACCTTAGTTATCTCGCAGGCACTCTTGGACTTCCCAGCATTAACGATTTCCTGTATGTGGGCTGTCCGCAGCTCCCTGATAGGCAGATCAGCAACGTCTGCAAAGCGCTTCCACATATATGTATACAGCTTGACTGCTGCCTCTCCTACTCTTTTATAATGTATCTTAGACCACATTGTGTAGATCTCGGCAACTGTTGCGTTATAGAGCTCAGGTCTGCCGTTTTTTATGAAGTCATCGAGAGCCTCAGACGCTTCTCGGCGCGTATCATAGCAGCCGATATACTGCCGACCTTTGCCGTACTTGCTTGAAGGAGCTATTGCGATCCACGGCTTTTTGTACCGCTTGTCACATCGGACCGTACCTGTTCCGTGTTCGCGCTTGTGATACTTTGCTTGCTTAACAGTCTGCTTCCTGCCGCAGTAATTGCAGTATACAGAGTCGTCAGGTAATTCCTTCTTGCATTTTATGCATAACATAGCACTCTCCTCCTTGACATTATTTCAAGGACGTGCTATAATTACATTGCTCGATGTGTGTAATAGCACGTCCGTATCCCTCGCTGGTGTTGGTAGCACCTGCGGGGGATTTTTTTATTTATGATATGCTCTTAAAAGTTTCTATGACCTTATCTTCGGGAGTATCATATATCATTATATATTCCCCGTTGACCGAAGAATTCGATGTAAAATCTCCGAAGCCTTCCAAAGTATAAACGAGCGTTCCGGACTCTGCATCGTCGAGTTTAGGATCTCCCGACTTGAAGCGATACACCTCGAACTTGTTGCCATTGTATCTGAAACTTGTTCCGTCTTCTGCACCGATCATATCCGCTGCCATTGTAGTTTTATCTGTTATTTCGATTTTTTCACCTATTGACTTGACATAGTCCTCTGAGGAAGAGACTCCGGAACTGCCAGAGCTGCTCCCACAGGCTGCGAGTGTTACAGCGCAGGTCAGAGATGTAAGCACGCATACTATTTTTTTCATAGAATTCACTCCTTATTACTGGTTCTTCTTAAAAAATGCCATATCAATTTTTACAACTTTATGAGGCTTGAAAGATAGATAAGAAAGTCTGGCTACAATCTTTCCGTTTTGATTGATGCAGTTATTGGCTTTGTCTTGTATTTCTCCACGGTATAGATAGCCAAACTTTTTTCTTTGAGGTACAAACATCAATAAAACTGCTTTATCATCAGCTTCATTAGTAGGTTCTTGGATGAGAACGACTTTGTTTCCGGGCTTAATCTCACTTGGTATAAACTCCCAAGAAGCTATTTGAACATTTCTGAGATGTTCAGTTAATGTATATCCAGAAATAGGATTGGTTATATCTGCTATCTTTTCAGTAGTATTATCAACGTTCTGTGGCAATATATTACCTAAAAAGCTCCAAAAACCCATACTCTATCCCTCCTGTTAAAATTTCCGCTTACTTTCAACTACTTTGCCGACTATACGGACACGATCCACATCGCTTCCGCTGAATTGTCTGGGCGGATAATAAGGATTCTTGCTGATAAGAGTTATCTTGTCAGGAGTTTTTTCGATCTCCTTCACAAGTCCGTCCTCCTCATCTACGATAACAACAGCGTAGTCGCCGCTTTCGACTGTATCCTGAAGCCTTACCAAAACCAAGTCTCCGTCCAGTATCAGCGGCTCCATACTCTCACCCTTGACTCTCAGCCACATATATTCGTACCCGGGAAGAATGCTTTCAGAGTCAACCAGAGAATAGCTTTCTATGTTAGTTTCTGCCAGACAGGTATATCCGGCAGCTACATTACCGACAACCGGAACAGGTATCATATTACTGGGATCAAATGTTCTTGAAGCTGCAAGTATACGGTCTACGGCTTTATCCTGCTCTTTGACTTGTGTTCTGGCATTTTCTATATCAACTAATTTCTTAACAAATTGATATGTCTGCACCGAATCATCGTCCCAGCACATAAGGTACTTAGGGCTGACTTTTGTCGCTTTGGCAATTGCTTCGATCGAGTCGATCGGAATTTTTTTAGTTTCACCGGTAGCATATCGCTGCAGAGATGACTTAGAGATCCCTGTTATCTTGGAAAGTTCCGGGTAACTGTACCCACTATTTATAATAGCTTCGTTAATGCGTTTTGATCTTTCGTCCATTTCGCACCTCCTATTTACCCTCATTATAACACAGCTTTCCCAAAATTGCAATAGCTAATACAAAGTTTTTTAAATTTCTTCCCAAAAAAGGGTTGACAAATACAAACCTATGTGCTATACTGTAATTGTCCCACAAATGGGAAGAAAGGAGCGTGTATAAATGCTTAACAAAAATCTTTTGAAGGCTGCTATTGCAAAAGCAGGAACAACACAAGAGAAATTGGCTGAGAATATTGGAATATCGTCCAATACACTTTCAAGCAGAATGACCGGAGCTTCGTGTTTTGACACCGAGGAAATTGATCTGATATGTGAAGCACTCGGTATAGTAAACAACAGCGAGAAAGCAGATATTTTTTTAGCCTCTCCGTCCCAAATATGGGAAGAAGCCCCTGAGAAAGGAGCGTGAAAATGTGATCAATAAGAGAGAACTTATGAAAAGAGTTCACGAACTGACAAAAGAGAACCTAAGATTAAAGGCACAGCTGCCGAATGGTGAGGAATACCATAACAGTCCGCTGTGCCAGCAATGCAGACATTGCTGTGGGTTTAATGATTATACCCAAAAACACGTCTGTGATTTACAAGAACCTCATTGCAAACACTTTGAGAGGAAAAAATCAAGCTGATACAAGAATCGTTATTAGTGCGCCAACTGCGGCTGAAACAGCCGGAATAGCAATGTCTCTATATATAATTCCGAACAACTGTTTATGATAAGCATTTTTGTAGAATAGTGCCTTGGGTGAGGGAATAACATCAACTTTCTCCGCCTCTACAAAATAAGAGCACTGTTCAAAATAACCGTAGTGTTCAAGATACTTGACGATTAACAGCGTGTCTCTGCGAATTTTCTTGTTCCTATAATTATCCGGTATTCTCTTCATAAAATCATCAAATCTGACGCCGGTATAACTTGTTGGCTTTTTCGCGTAGTATTCGTCAACAATAGCATCTAATACTTTTCTGTATTCTCTGGTAAGAAATAGTTCATCATTCATCATTATCACCTCCTTCCTGAGTACATTATACCAGACAGAGAGGTGAAAAAGCAAGAAAGGAGCATAAGTATGTCTAAAATTATGGTAGTAATCGGTATCAAAGAAGCGGCTGCTATCCTCCGTGAACACGGAATGAAGATCTCGGACGCCGACCTCAGAGCCGGACTGGAACAGAAGGTTTACCCCTTTGGTGATGCTGTTGTAGTTACATCACAGCCGGTCTTTCACATCTACAAACCGAAGCTGATGGAGTGGATCGAGGAACGGTCTGAGGAACAGGAGGTGTCCGCGTGAACTACGAAATTTTCAAGGCAGCCGTAACAGTTGCAGTGCTCGCAGCGTCGTTCCTGCTGCTCTGCGCTATCGATAAAGCAATGGAGCTCAAAAGCGACTACGACGAGTGGAGCACTCAGAAGCGCCGCGCGAAGTTCAGAGCTCCTGCATACAAGCAGATGAACAAGCGCTGGACTCAGCACGAGAACCGCGAAGAACTATGGAAGGTGGTGAGCAAATGAGCTTGGCAATGTCGAATGACGAGATAGTCGTGCGCTACAAGCAGGCGAAAAACAAAGGTGAACAAGTGAAGATCCTCGCAGAGCTGAATAACTGTCCGGTAGAACAGATCATTGGTATCCTTACAGCTGCTGGCATCGACCACAGGTGTTTCAGCGGACTCCGCCGCAAAATGAACAAAGAAGCAGTCAGCGAAGCTGAAAAGGTAGTGTCAAAGATCCCCTACAAGAAGCCGGAGATAATTCCGGGACCGCCGCAGCCGGACAAGCAGATAACAGTAGCCGATGCAGTGGCAGTGATAAAGGCAGAGATCTCAGAGATCAACCGTCAGCAGTATGAGCTCGACATGAGAAAAGCCGACCTCTACAAGCAGGTCTGGGATATGATGGGAGAAATGTGATATGACAAATGAGCAGCTTGAAAAATATAGCTTTGTAAGCCATGAACTGCGGCTTCTGGTTCAAAAGATAGACAGGGATATTACCGATGTATCATATTCCGTTACCAGCAGCTGTGAAGAGATTGCAGAGATAACATGGCGAAACGGCTACAAGCGAAAGGTTATCGTTACCGCTGACAGCTTAAAGGGCATTGTCTGGGACGTCCTTAGACACATATAAGGAGGACACCATGAGGTATTTACTGTATGATTCATATGAAACGGGAATCGAACTCGGTGAACTTATCTGCGAATCCGATGATATTGCCGAGATCAGAGCGGCGGCTAAACTCCGCAAAGAGGAAACCGACGGCGAATGTGAACTCTGTATCATGGAACGCATATAAAGAAAAAAGCTCCCCGAAGGGAGCGAAAACAAATATAACCACCATTACTATAACACAAAGGGAGAGAAATGTCAATGGTAGAAATCAAGATTGACTCGGAAAACAAAGCACCTATGGAATTAACATTATCGGGCAGTTCGATTGAGTGTGCAAAAGAAGTGAGCATTGTGCTGGTAGAAGTCTGCAAGGCTATCTCAAAAGTAACAGGAGATCCGTTCGACAACGTCTTTGCCGGTATAGTCGGCGGTGCAAAACTGATGCGCTTCTTCGAGGATAAGGAGGAGAAAAGAAATGTGTGAAAACAAAGAAACCGCTCTGGCAGTACAGCCGGAGCAGCTGAATGAAGTAATGGCGAAGCCGCAGGGTGGCTTCATCGAGAGCTTCCGTGAAAGCTACAAGCTGGCAAGCGTGTTCGCTAAGTCGTCACTGGTGCCGCAGCAGTATCAGGGCAAGACTGAGGACTGCGCGATAGCTGTCGATATGGCGGAGCGTATGGGAGTCACACCGCTTATGGTAATGCAGAACCTTTACGTTGTAAAGGGCAAACCTTCCTGGAGCGGACAGGCTTGTATGAGCTTTATCAAGGCTAAGTACGGCGATGCCGAACCTGTTTACACCGGACAGCGTGGGACTGATACAAGAGGCTGTTTTGTGCGTGTGACGAAGCCCGACGGTGAAGTCATCGAGGGAGCTGAGGTCACTATCGGAATGGCTAAGGCTGAGGGCTGGTATAGCAAGAAAGATAAGTACGGAAAGGAAACAAGTAAATGGCAGACAATGCCTGAGCTTATGCTCGCTTACCGTGCGGCAGCGTTCTTCGCAAGGGTTTACTGCCCGGAAATTCTTATGGGCGTACAGGTCGAGGGTGAAGTTGAGGATAGCGAACGTCCTCAGCCGCAGACAGCACCGGATCCGTTTAATGTAACAAATGTAGAGGAGTATAAAGTATGAGAACCACAAAGATCAAGATAAAGAACCTTTTCGGAATCACAGAGACAGAGCTTGACGGTCGCAGTGTCGAGATAACTGGTGCGAACGGTGTCGGCAAGACCTCGGTCATTGATGCTTTCCGCTATGCGCTGACTAATCAGTCTGATCGCAGCATCATCGTTCACGAAGGTGAGAAAGAGGGCGAGATCATCATAGAGACCGACACAGGCCTGAGCATCGACCGTCGCAAGCGTACCGAGCAGGCCGACTACAAGTCTATCAAGGAAAACGGTCGAGAGATAATGTCGCCTGAGAGCTTCCTGAAGCAGCTATTTTCGCCCCTTCAGCTCGATCCGGTATCATTTACCCTTATGACAGCCAAAGAGAAAAACAGAGCCATTCTCGATCTTGTGGAGTTTGACTGGGATCTGAACTACATCAACGAAAAGTTCGGCGAGATTCCCTCCTGGGTTAACTACGATCAGAACATTCTCGAAGTTCTCAGCGATATGCAGTCAGAAAATGGTGAGTGGTTCAAGGAGCGCCAGAACGTGAACCGCGATATCAGGAATGAGACTGCATTTATCGAGGACATTGCAAAAGACATTCCCGAGCATTATCAGGCTGACACCTGGGAAAGCTACGATCTCGGCGCAGCATACAAGAAGCTCGAACAGATAAAGGAACACAACAGCCGTATAGAACGTGCGAAGCTCTTCCGGAGCAGCTATGATGCTAAGCTCAGGCAGCTGGAAGCCGACAAGATGATCACTATAACATCTGAGGAAAAGGCTATTGCAGCTGAACGTGAGAGCCTGCTTTCAAACATTGAGAGAATGAAAGCCGAAATCAAAGCAGCTGAGGAAAAAATGTCCGGACTCGCAGGAAAGCTCGAAGACAAAAAGGCACTCGCTGAAAGTAAGTTCAATGAAGCCAAGACAAAGCTCGATGCAGACATGAGCGTCGCTGATGAATATCTCGATAAGCAGCCGCTCGATTGCACAGAGCTTCAGGCAGAGATCAGTAACGCTGAGACAATGAAGCGACATCTGAATGAATATAACCGTATGAAGTCGATGCAGGAAAAGCTCGAAAGACTTCAAGAAGTATCCGCAGAGTATACCAAGAAGATCGAGCTTGCGAGAACGCTCCCCGGCACTATCCTTGAAAACGCACATATCCCGATCGAGGGGCTTACAGTCAAGGACGGAATACCGCTTATCAACGGACTTCCTGTCTCGAACCTTTCCGAAGGTGAGCAGCTCAGCCTCTGCGTAGATGTTGCACTCTCCAAGCCAAACGGCTTACAGATCATACTTATTGACGGCACTGAGAAGCTGACATCTGAGAACCGTGAAAAGCTGTACAGCAAGTGCAGGGAAAAGGGAGTGCAGTTCATCGCTACACGCACCACTGATGATACGGAAATGAAGGTGACGTATCTTGAATAAGCATACTCTCACATCAGAAAACTACTTTTCCCCTGAAAACGAGCTGTTCTATATGGGCAGCTCGCAGTTCAAGAACTTTCAGAAATGCGAGGCTTCCGCACTTGCGGAGCTTCGCGGTGAGTATAAGCGCGAGGTTACGGACGCACTGCTTGTCGGCTCTTATGTCGACGCTCATTTTGAGGGAACGCTCGATGTTTTCAGAGCACAGCACAAGGAGATATTCAAGAAGGACGGCGAGCTGAAAGTTCAGTACAAGCAGGCTGAAAAGATGATCCAGAGGGCGGAACGCTCTGAGATGTTTATGCAGTATATGTCCGGCGAAAAGCAGATGATTATGACCGGCGAGATAGCCGGAGTACCGTTCAAGATCAAGATAGACAGCTACTGTGCAGACAAGTGCATCGTTGACCTCAAATGCGTGAAGGATTTTCAGCTCATCTGGAATCCGGAAAAGAAGCGCCGCGACCATTTCATATACTACTGGGGCTATGACATTCAGGGCGCGATATACCGTGAGATAGTCCGGCAGAATACCGGCAAGACATTGCCTTTTTACATAGCTGCTATCACTAAGGAAAACGAGCCGGATCACGATGTACTATGGGTGCCGCCGGAGGATATGGACAGTGCCCTTGAAGTTGTGACGAGCCTTGCGCCAAGGTTTCAGAAGCTGAAAAGCGGAGAGTTACAGCCTCAGCGCTGCGGTCACTGCGACTATTGCCGGTTCACAAAGGTACTGACAGCTCCGAGGAACTTCCACGAGGACTGCGAGGTGTATGAGGTTGAGTGCTGACGAAAAAAAGGACTTTATGAAGAAAGTCACTATCCTCATTGACAGCCGCGAGCAGGTCAACGAGCATATCACGCAGGTGCTCAGTCAGCTCGGTGTTATGTTCGCTACAAAGAAGCTCGACTACGGCGATTACAGCTTTACCGCCGAGGGTAAGGATTTCTCTCACAGCTGTGTGATAGAGCGCAAGGCAAAGATAGACGAGCTGTACGGCAACGTTACCGGTGACCGTGAGCGTATTGAGAAGGAGCTTGACACCATAAGCCGGAACGCCGTGCAGTGTACGCTGCTGCTTGAAGGCTGCAAGAGTTGGGAACACCTGAAAGAGTTCCAGATCTCCGAGACCGGAGCTGAGAAGCAGGGACGCAAAGTCCGGAACATCGGTGCTACCGTTTACAGCACATTGCAGTCGTGGCGATGCGGAAATCGATACCACTTCGACGTTGAATTCATCTGGGAACGTGAAAAGTCAGCGCTGAAGATGCTCGAATTATTCTACTGGTTCTGGCACAACTACAAGGCTCAGACCGCTCCGAGGAAGTAGCAATGGGAAAGAAGATCCCGTATGATCTTGCATTGAGCTCAGCGAGAATATCCCCTGCTGAAACAATTTACGCCAAAGATAATTCATACGGATATAAGATAAATGTCAATCATCCGAAGATCAGACCGCTGTATGAACGCTACAAGGAAAAGGTCGGGGAGAGTATTCTCTCCGATCGGCAGCGGCGGCATTTTGAACTACTCGTATTTGAACTCATAGAAAGGAGGAAACACAATGAATAAAGTCGTTTTGGTCGGCAGGCTTACAGCTGATCCTGTGCTGAGACAGACTCAGAGCGGAATAGCTTCCTGTCAGTTCACAGTAGCTGTCGATAGACGGTTCGCTGATAAGAATACTGGTGAACGCCAGGCGGACTTCATACGCTGTCAGGCGTGGCGTCAGACCGCTGAGTTTGTAAGCAAGTATTTCAGCAAGGGCAAGATGATCGCCCTCGAAGGCAGCCTCAGAACAGGCAGTTACACCGACAAGAACCACTCGGACGTTACCCACTATACTACGGACGTATTTGTGGACGCAGTTGAGTTCTGCGGTGGTAAGAATGACAGCGGCGGAAATTCAAATGTAGGGGCTGGCGTCCCCGACAGCCCGAACACGACACAGCAGCAGTCTGAACCGGTATCTGCCGGTACGCTCGCAGAGTTTGAGGATATCCTCAGTGACGGCGATGTGCCGTTCTAAAAAATTTTGCAGTATTCAATGGTTTTAGGTTGAAAAATCCCCGGATTAGGGGCTATTATAGAAACACTTTTTTTACGGAGGTTGAAAATTATGGTCGAAACAAAAAGCATTCTTGAAATGGCGCAGGGCGCTATTATGGAACAGGTCAATATCGAGGTCGGCAAGATAGTCGATAATATCCTCGACGTTAATACCGAAGCTAAGAAAAAGCGCACGCTGACGCTCACGGTAGACTTCGTTCCAAGCAGTGATCGTTCTCAGGTTGCTATCAATGCAACCGCAAAGAGCAAGCTGCTGCCAAATAATGCGGTGCAGACTACTATCTATGTCGGTGCCGATTCAAGCACCGGCGAAATACAGGCGGTAGAAATGGTGCCGCAGGTGCCGGGACAGCAGAGCTTTGACGGGACGATACAGGAAGAACCCAAAATACTTAAAATTGCAGGAGGTATGTAATTATGGACAGGACAGCTATTGAAAGGATAGAGGAGCTTTGTGAACCTCATATCATAGGTGAATACGGCTATGAATACTGCGACAAGGAGCTTAAAGTCGTAAAGACTCCGAAGGCGGAAACTATTCGTCTGCACACACTCTCAGGTCTGGTGCAGGTGCTCAGAAAGGAACACATCAATTTTGACGCCCCTGTTATCGTTAATGTCGACTGCGAGGAATATGTCAGGGTTTATTCAGCTATTGATAACGTTGATCGCGGTCGCGAGATACCTTATGACGTTACAGCTGAGCTCATTGAGATTCCGTTCAATCGTCGCCTCGACTATGAAACAATGATGATAACTCTGAAATCCAAGTTCGTTGAAACACCTGAGCTTCTGGAGCTTGTCAAGCTGCTCGGTACAATTACAGAAGAAAACAGTGCAACAGCATCGGACGACGGTTTTACACAGGCCGTAGTTGTACGCAAGGGCATTGCTATGAAGGAAGGCAAGACTGTAAAGCCTATCGTCAAGCTCAGACCTTACCGCACGTTCAATGAAGTCGAACAGCCGGAAAGTGAGTTCCTCGTAAGGCTCTCGGACGGCGCTCAGGTAGCTCTTTACGAAGCTGACGGCGGTGCGTGGAAATTGCAGGCACGCAGGAACGTAGCAGATTATCTCAAAAAGAACCTTGCTGATCTTATTGAATCCGGCGATGTAATTGTAGTAGAATAATATTTTTCTCCAAAGGGCGGCTCAGTCCGCCTGGAGGATAATACAAGGAAGTGATTTAATGGCACGCCCAAAAAAAGCGGGGCTTGATTACTTCCCTTTTGATGTAGATTTTTTCTCGGATAAGAAGATAAAGCGACTCCGCGCTTCATACGGCAGTGACGGAGTCGCAGTCTACATATATATGCTCTGTGAGATCTATCGCAGCGGATACTATGTAGAATACGATGACGACCTTATCCTTGATATTTCAGATGAACTGAATATCACAACGAACGCTATAACGCAGATATTGAACCACTTGTTCAGTCGGTCACTGCTTGTCGTGATAGAAAGCAAACTTGCTGTTCCGGTCAAGATCATAACTGCTGCATCAGTCCAGCGAAGATTTCAGGCGGCCAAGAAAGGTGGCAAGCGTGAAGTCGATGTAGCTGCCGAGTTCTGGGTTTTGAAAAACGAAGAGACCGAGAGCTTTATTAAAGTGCGTCCTGTTAGCGGTTATTCTCAGAAAAATGATAATTATTCTGGGAATAACTCTTATAATTCCGAGAAAAAGTGCACAAAGGAAAGTAAAGTAAAGGAAAGTAAAGTAAAGGAGAGTAAAGGAAAGGAGAGCACCACGGAAACTCCGGAGTCGTTTCCGCCCCCCTCGCCCTCTCTCCAGCAGCTTGTATATGATTATGGACAGGAAGCAGTAGACAAGTATGTTCAGCGTGTACGCTGCTGGTACGCAGAGAAAGGCAAGTCCCCTTCAGATCTTGAGGGAACTGTCCGTAAGTGGCTTGAACAGGACGGGGTTCCCCTCGTAGATCATAGCATTGATAAGTACAAGTGTGTTATCAACAAGTTTTAGTTCACAGAAAGGAAAAAGATAATGGATTTACACGAATTAGCGGAAGAAACCGCAGAGAAACAGGCGGCATCTGAGGCAGAGGCTTTCGAGCAGGCTACGAGTTGTATTGTGCCGGAGGTCGTTTCGCCGCTCAGCACTATCGAACAGGCGGTCAGAAACGCTATGGCTATGGCAGGCGGCAACGCAGAGTTCAAGGTCAACGATGAAGTAGAGCAGGCATTCAGAGCCGGGCTTACAGCACGCAAGAGCTGCTGCGACGATCTCCGGATAGAGCAGATAGCTGCACATTATGGATTCACTTCTCAGGCAGATATGCTCTGTGAAGAGTCGGCAGAGTATATGGTAGCTCTGAACAAGCTCAGGCGCGGAAGTCCTGATGCTTACGATCACATCAAGGAAGAAGTCGCCGATGTGCTGATAGTAGCACGTCAGCTGAGGTATCTTCTCGGCTATGAGGACATAGACAAGATCATCGAGGATAAGCTGAGCAGGCAGATGCGGAGGATAAGCGATGAAAACAGAATGGGATAAATGGTTTAAGCACGCTCAGGAGCACTTCAAAAATCATAAGGCAAAGCTGGTATTTGATAATGAGAATTTCACCGTTATAGATTGGCGAAACGCAGATGGCAGAAGCGACTACTACATAAATTTTATGATAGATAAGCGCAGAGGTAGCCTTCACGTTGACGGAGATCTCGGAAGCAGTATAGCAACGTGGTACAATCGCTTAAAAGTCAGTGACCTCAAATCTTATATCTACAAAGACGTAGGATACTATATGAAAAAATTCCAGTGTACATCGGATAAGTATTGCTATGATAGTGATGCTGCATACTCAGATTTTGAGGAATATGCTGGAATTGAAAACATAGAAGCTTATATTGAAACGTCTTATGAATACGATGATTTAGAAGAATTCAAAAGAGATGTGATCGAAGAAATTGATAACAGTATGAGAGGTAAAGACTTCATTCCGACAGAGAGACTTTATGAGATAGCCTCTGAGTTCGATGCAGATGCTTTTGAGTGGATTGACAGCATAGGGCAGTCGATAGATGGTAGAGTATATCTATGGGCGATAGGCTTCAATATGGCAGTTAAACAGCTTGAAGATATAGCTGTATTATAATTGACAAGGGGAAATATGTATGAAACGGTGCTATGATAATTACTGGAAAGGCAAGTTTCAGAATTACAATCACTGTGGCACATCAGTTAAGGGCAAGGACGATTATGAATACTTCTGCCCTTATGACGGCAATCTTTACAAGATATGCGGCTATGTAGGAACGTGCGGCGGTATCGTTGTTCCTGAGGAACTAAAAGATAAGCAACTATCTTTCTTTGAAACGGAGGATATATGAGACTAACAGACCGAAAAACAGCGGAAACGCTGAGAAGTAACGCTGAAAAGCTGAGAGCGAAAAACTTTGAAATCCCGATTGACGACCAGCGGTACATCAAGCTTGCTGAATACGAAAACGAGGAAGAGCGTAAAGAACGCACTTCCGTGAACTATGATCCGGATGATTGGTATGAGTAAGGAGTGATACTATGACACGTCTACAAGAAGTCGAAAAGCTGATTGATAACAATTTACAGCTTATCACAGATTACACAAAGCGTGCGGCTGAACTGATAGGCAGCGTCAGACAGCTTGAAAAAGAGCGTGACAAGCTCACAAAGAAGAACAGAGGGATTGAGGTTGTCCGCTGTAAAGACTGCGTAAAGCTCAACCGCCACGACTGCCCTATGGCATACATCGAAAACAAAACATTGCAGTTTGCAGCGGTAGAACCGAATTTCTATTGCGGCAAAGGCAAGTTGAAGGAGGATTAACTATGACTGACACAGATATGCTTTATATGGCATCGCTTGAAAAGCGTAACGAGGAGCTCGAAGCAAAGCTGAATGCAGAGGCTGCAAGATCGGCAGAATATGAAGCCAGGGCTGAGAAAATGCGCGACCTGCTCCGTGAGAGCCTGCCGGTGCTGCACAGGGCTTTCTTCGCAAACTACAAGGATACTAATGCTGCTAATGAGCTGTATGATAAGATCAAGGCTGCTGTGGGAGGTGGTGAAAATGACACTTGATGAAGCTATAAAGCATTGTCTTGAAGTGGCAGAAGAAAACGACTTGGCGGCTGAAACGTATGAGTTACTCGCAGAAAACAACCACAACGCATATGAAAAACTGACTGCGGAAACTAATTCTTCACGATGTGCCGAGTGTGCCACAGAACACAGACAGCTTGCAGAGTGGTTGACGGACTACAAAGAGCTGAAAAATTCAATCGGTGCTGCAAAGTTCAGTAATATGAAAGAAGCTCTGGAACTGATACGGGAATACAAGGCAGAAAACATAGCACAGAAAAAATTGATAGTAGAGTACAAGCGACTTCTGAAAGCGGCGGTGGAGGATATTAGGTATCTGATTAATCACGCCAAACGGAACGGGAAAGCCTGCGACCGCTGCAAATATGGTAACGAGATGTATTGCTATGCTGATGATTGTAGCAATGATGCTAAGTGGCAGCACGAAGCCGAAGCCCTCGCTCTGATTGGTGAGGACACAAATGTCCCTGCCAGTGCGGACGGCACAAATGTCGGTCACAAATCCGGCGGCTGGATAAGCTGCAAGGACAGGCTGCCTAATCATTATGAAGAAGTTTTGGTTGTTTCAAAACTTGAAAATATAGTGTATTTTGCTTGGTATGATGCAGATATATCTATGTTTATGGGGCATAGTCATATGTGGACAACAAGGGAGGTAACTCACTGGATGCCACTTCCAAAGCCACCAAAGGAGTGATGATATGGAGTACATAAGCAAAGACAAGACCCTGAAGAAGTTACAGATGCAGTTACTTGACCTCGAAGCGGACCAGGACAAAGGAGAATATTCGGAACTGTGTGAAAACAGAGGTGCAAGAGATGCCCTTGAGGAGGCGATAAATGATATAAGGGCAATCAAGGGAGAGGACGTACAGCCTATAAATCCGTTAGTAAAAGTTGAAGAAAGAGTTCCTGATGTTAGTGGAAACTATTTGTGCTATTTGGCTACTGATGAATTTGAAGTATTGTATTTTGACCGAGAAATAGAAGATGATGAGTATAATCTTGACTATCCATTTGGAGTTTGGAATACTTATCCAAGCGATGACGGTGGAGAATGTCGAGAATGGATAGAAGTGCTTGAAGTAACACATTGGCAGCCTCTACCCGAACCATCAAAGGACGGTGATACAAATGGCTGATTGGCAAATTGAACAGGTTGCAGTAGGAATAGCTGTATTAGCTTTATTTATACATTTAGCAGCGTGGAGTAGGATTTGCGATAGAGTAACACGGCTTGAAGCTCTACTAAAACTCCTTGAAAATGAAATTAAGTTGATACACGAAAAGGACGGTGAGCAGAATGAAAATAATTAAACAAGGACTTCCAAAAGAAGAAGTTGAACGCATTGCAAAGGCTACAAAACAATTTACTTGTGAGCGCTGCGGCTGTATTTTTGAAGCTGACAAAGATGAATATAGCATCAGACGATGCGGTTTTAACGAGACAGAATACTATTGCATATGCCCTAATTGTGGGATTGGAGCGGGCGAGAGTGACTAAGCATATGTTTGAAAAGGACGGTGATATTGAATGACATATGAAGAAAAATTAAAGGATCTAAGAACAGCAAGGAAGACGTTGCACATACTTGAAGATAGGGGAATATTAGAAAACAATTTATCAATGGAACAAATAACTGCTATCAGAACAGCAGAGTATGCTTTGGACGAATTATGCAAGTCAAAAGACGCACAGCCTGTGAAGCGTGGAAGCTGGATAAAAGCTCAGGATAAGCAAGGTAGTTATTTCTTGTGTTCAAACTGCGGCACAGCGGAGAAAACAGAGAGTGACCAAGACGGCACAGTATGGCAGCACGATGAATACTGTCGGAAATGTGGCGCAAGAATGGACGGTGAGCAGAATGTCTAACCTGATTATCAGTATTGGAATTTTTGCTGTCTGCATAGGAGGTATAGCGTTCCTTATCCTGAAAGGTGGTGCTGATGAATGATCGTATCACCTTGCAAGGATTGCCCGGAAAGGTTCATCGGTTGCCATAGTTCCTGCGCTAAGTACAAGCAGTACCGCTCTGAGCTCAATGAGTTCAAGGCTAAGCGTGCTGCTGATAAGGATGAGAGAGCTTTTGCTTCCGAAGTCAAGGGCGCGGTCAAGCGCCTGAGAGATCACAAGCGCGGCTCGGATAGGAGGCGGAGAAGATGACAGATACTGACCGTTGTTATTTTTATAGGCATTATAAAACCTGCGGTGCATTGTCAGGTACAACGTGTGACGGAACAAACCATAATTGCAATTTTTTCAAAACAGAAAAAATGTACTCTGACGAAAGAGACCGGGCTATCGAATTGTGCAGAAAGCGCGGCAAGTGTATAGACTGCCAGTATCGTCCCCTGCCCTGCAAACTGTCCTCGGAGACGCAGAAGGAGGAGTTCGTAACGGTATGACGGCAAAAGAATATTTAGAGCAGCTACCGGATATGCGTATAAGGATAAATGCTATCCGACGCAAAATAGCTGAGTGCAAGGACAGAGCTTCCGACACCTCCGCAAAGTTGTCAGATCAGCGTGTGAGCGGAGGCTGTGGCAAAATTGAGGGGAATGTCGGCGAAGCTGTCGACATCGAAGCCGGTCTCAAAGAACTCCTGAAAGAATTTGAGAAGTTCGAGCTGAGAGCTTCCAGAGAAATTTGCAGTATGCCTAATAGTCTGTATTCAGGTTTGCTTTTTGAGAAATATATAAACGGTTTGAGCTGGGAACAAGTTGCTGAAGCGATAGATAAGGATATTGATTACACACGCAAAGTTCTTCACAGCAAGGCTCTTTCAGAATTTGATACAATTATACCCGAAAAAACCCGTTTTTGCCCTTGCATTACCCACCCTTAATTAATTATAATAATATCATAGAACTAAGGCGGAACGAGGTCTTAAGGCTGAATTCATCCCGTTCCGTCGGTTCTCTCTCCGTGGTTGTACATTTTTCTTTGCCGGAGCACAATCCGGCACCTCTATGGCAGCTTAGAGCAGTTGGCAAGCTCGCGAGGCTCATATCCTCGAGGTCGCCAGTTCGAGTCTGGCAGCTGCACCCACACACTTCGATACTGACATTCTCCTTATACCCCCAAGAGCGCCTCGGCAGTAGCCGGGGCGTTTCTATATGCACCTATGGGGGGAGGGACCCCTCCCACTAATAGCTGAGGAC